GTTGGGAGCTTTAAATTGACCATCATCTTTGAAGTCTCATCCTCTTGATTTAAGTAATAGGTAAAGTTCAGCTAACCCCGAAAGGTTGTGGGACTCTAACATTACACCTCAAGAGATACCTGAGATTTCTTCTCCGTTTCGGAATAGCCTTTTGGCGAACTCTGATGCGGATGAACCAGGAGCAGCAATGATAGACTTAGACTTATTGATGGTAACACCAATAAGATTAAGAATGTATTCATACTCTCTGGCAACGAGACAATTTCATATCACGACATCGTCACCTAGAACCGCATAATTCCTAAAGGACCTAAATCCCACTCGGAAGGCTGCAAATTCTATAATGGCGTGGTGAGTAAGGCTAAAGGCGGCCCAGCTGGAATAAAATCCTAAAGGCTGTCCGACAGTTCATCTCACTGACCCGATGTCCTTGTGATAGAAATCCCGATTGATCATCAGCTCACTTCAACTGTTCATGATATCCTTCCCAAATATATGTGAAATTAGTATTTCTATTAATTTCATTGGGAATCTATCTGTCGCACTACTTAAATCGAAAGAATGGGACTGGTCATTAGACATCTTAGCAATCCTTTCGGATTGAAGATCTTGGTCATAAGTACCATCGGTCTCCATTCGTTTAAGCATGGACATTAGTTTATCGTGAACCGGTCGAAGTGCGTTCTGAGTTCAATAGTCACCAATAGCAATAGTACGAGTTTTCATCCCCCGTTCCGCAAGGAACGTTATTCTACTTAATCGTAGAGGATGCTGAGGTTTATCTGAGTTCACTATTATACCGCATATCTCATTATAAAGATATGGGCTCAAGACAGAAATTGCCTTGATAAGTGGAGGATTCAGATATATAGCCCAGGCATCAAGATGGGATGTCACTAGGGATGGACCATTTGGTCCGTTAGTCCCTAGCGAACTCTTCATACTTTGCGATGACTCTAAAGCACATGGAATATTTCCGAACGTACTTGATAGTCAACGCTCAGTTCATTCTGTAAATTCTTGAATGAACAGGGTTGGTATTTCTAATCCTGGATCTGTTATAGGTTCTAATTTAGGTTTTGGTTCCCCTACTAGTAGCTCGAAAGATCTACAAATAGTAAGGCCAAGCCTCTTCTGGGTCGTACTTCCTTCAAGAAGGTATAGCATAGGCATTAACGCTTTTGGTATACCCCTTTTGTTAGATTTGACCCACGGAAGAGGGCTGAATTTCAAGTCCATTGAAATGGACTTCGCTATAACATAATATTGTTTATAACGTTCAGCAACTCACGGCTTACCGTGGAACTTAACTTTCAAATTCATGGAAGTTATATAATCTATTGCAGCACCTACTACCCTTTCAGTATCAGAGAAACTAACACCAGCTCAAGCTGCAACGCTTGTGATTGTGTTGATTATTCTTTGTAGTACCTTCATGGGAAGTTCTGTTTGCTCTCGCGAGACTTCTCTCGTTGCCTAGGAGGATGTATTACTACACCCTCTCCTGCAAAGATGGGAACGGCCCTCTTACGAGG